CTAACTCGGCTATATCACCTTTCTTAAGAAGTCCTTTGACTACATCATTAGACTCTAATGCTTTAGATATCTGAGACATCTGGAATTTTATACTTTCATCAAGTACATCAGCTATCTCTTGATAAGTACCTCTACCTATATATCTTTGAGTAGAGAAGTAATCTTTTGCACCAGCTTCTTTTGCTAGTTGACCAGCTAATATTTCATTTCTAGGGTCTTTAGATTTTACTAATATCTGAGTTATATAAGATAAGTCACCGTTTTTCTGTAAGTCTCTAGCTGTATTTATAACAGCATCTACTTCTTGTCTTAAAGCAGGGTTTTGTGCTACAGCTTCAGCAAGCCTACCAGATACATTACCAGTTTCGAGATAATTATTTAAATCCATTTGGATAATATCTGGTACCTTATCTCTTAATTTTTGCATAGCGTATTGAGCTATATTATTATTAATAGATTTATCTATATCAAGTATATGATTAGCGGCTAGTTTAATTTGTGCTTCACCCATTGCGCTTTTAATTGCTCTAGAAATATCTTTTTCTTTTGCATTTAGCTTACCATCATTAGTAATAAGGTCTTTAGCCAACTCTAGTCTATTTATTGTTGGGTCTGAATTTAATCTTTCAAAAGCACCAAGCATATCTGCATTATCAGACCTAGCAGATGTTATAAGGTCAGTAGCTGTTTTGTTGAAATCTCTTAATTTCTTAGGCTGTAATATAGATGCTAGCGCTAAGTTATCAGTTTCTGGAACAATATTGCCTATTGCCTCAAGAGCTTTACCACCAGCTTTAGCTCCTCCTATTGACATTACATCCAATGTAGAATACATAGGATTTTTAAAAGCACCTTGACCTATATTCTGTATAGCCTTACCAGGCTCATTCCACATCTCATTAAGATTAGTATCATAAGTAGATGCTATGGCATTACCTAATTCCTTAGGACCTCCCATAAGACCACTCAGAGCCCCAATAACACCGCCTCCAAACACTCCAGGGTTAAGATATTTAACTACTGGTATATTTCTTAATATAGGCGTTGCTACAGCGCCAGCAATAGAACCAGCAGCACCACCTAACGCAGTTCTTCTACTCTCATCACTAGTAATTGCTTTTATAAATCTATCTCTCATACGAGACATTCTCTCGCCTTTAGGCGAATTTATATCATCTATATAAGGTTTTATTATTTGACCAGATATAGTTCTAGCATTACGAGCGAACTCACCAGCATTCTCTCTAAAATTAGGAATAAAGTTTTCCCAGTTCTTCTTGGTAAATAATGGATTATAATTATCGTAGCCAGCTTTATTTAGCCCTTTATTTATTTTGCTACCACTATATCCTTGTTCTATACCATATTCAACAAGACTATTTTTAGCTTTACTTAAAGCCCTATTTATATCTCTATCGGAATATCCTTTGCTTTTTCCGTATTGTATTATACTATCTTTTGAATATAAATCTACCATTGTTTTCCTTAATCAAAAAATTGTTGCCTTGGGTCTGCACTACGAGTCTGTGTTTGCTGAGGTTTTCCAGTAGGAGTTAAGCCAACGGCTGGAGCACCTTCTGTTAATCCCATATATATCCTAGCTACATTAGCGGCGTTTTCATTCTTCATCTGTTGTAGAGTAAGTTGTAAAGCCGCTCTGCTATCTATACCGTATAATTTTGTTAAGTAATTAGCATTTGCTATTGCTTGTCTTACCTTGTCTCTTTCTCCCATAGAATAAGCAGATAGTAAATTCTTATTAGCATAAGCCGCCTGAGGTGATAATCCAAGAGTTTGAGCTACATCCATATTGCCAGTTACTTCATTAGCGTAATCAACGCCAGCATTCTTAGCATCTTCTATAGCTTTAACTATTCCTACCATATTTTCATAGTTCTTAACTTGGTTGAACTTTTCACCAGCTCTAGGGTTTAATCCTTTTGCCAGATTTGCTCCATAGAAATATAAATCATTCCTTGCAGATTGGTCTAACAATCTAGGATAGTTAGATAGATAACTATTTAATGCTTTTATATAAGGAGCATTTCTATCTTTTAACATAGCAATATATTGTTTTAATATTTCTTCTTTATCGTCAGTAGTAATAGGTTGCGCATTTTGTTGCGTTGACTCATTAATTTGTTTTGCTATTGCATTTGCTTTTGCAACCTGACTATTTCTAGTACTAACTTGAGGTATATCAGATAAATCATATCCATCACTTTCTGGATTATAAGGAACAGTACCAGGAGGCACATCACTATTAGGAGTATTTGTAGGCTGATTGTTTTTGCTTCCATTTGCATTCCTATAATATTCTTCTAAAAGCTTAGCTTCTTCTGGAGATATTAAATATTCTTTGTAAGGATTTCTAGATTGGAATAATTGATATATACCATCTGCAAGACTTCCTCCAGTACCTAATCCAACTGCGGCTCCAGGAACAGAGAAAGCTCCGCTACCCAATACGGCGCCAGCACCAGTTCCTAATATAGCACCAGCTCCTATAGCTCTCGCTTTATTTCTATAATAATCTATTGCGCCTTTAGGTACAGTGTTTGGCTTTACTTTGTTTATCTTTTCAAGCTCATCAGCTATAGCATTAGACCTATATATATCATATCCAGTGAGACCAACTCCTAATGCTGGAACAGCTTTACCTCCAACTTTAGAACTTGCTTTACCAACATTTGATAACGCCTTTCCAGTTTGACCTACATTTCTTGATAGTTGTCTCATCAGAGAAGGGTTTTGATTTTTAATTACTTGTGGTTTTACTTTCGGTTGTACAATACCATTAGCTATACCATACTCATCTATAAATGCTGGAGAGCTTTCAGCAATCATTTGTTGATATGCACTCATATTATTATATCCTTGTGTCATTTATTTTCTCCTAAATATCATCTAAGAAACTAGCACCAGCTCCAAGTAAAGCCCCTATTGCAGTTCCTATACCTGGGAATATTGCAGTACCCATCATAGCACCCTTACCAGCTCCTTTTAATGTTTGCATTGTATCGCTATCTTTTTCATTATCTATCCCAAAGAATGCTTGAGGTACATCATCTTTCCAACTACCACCATTTAAAGCTTTGGTACCAGAGTTTACCAACCCACCTATTAATGGGAAATAACTTCCTCCAGCACCTTCCATTCCTTGGTAACTAGAAAATAAATCTTTACCTAATCCAAACATATCATTTATTGTTTTATTAAATTTGTTGCTAGAATTATTATATCCATAATTATTTGTATTATAATTATTGCTTTGATTATTATAATACATCTTGTTGTTTTGATAATCTTTACTAAATAAACTTCCCATTTATATATCCTAACTATATATTAACATCTTTTGGTAATGGGTCTATAGTATCTCTTTTTCTTCCAAAACCTCTACCAAATAAACTACTTAACATTAATGTATTACCATATGCATTGTTCAGGGCTTGTTGTTTGTTAGAAGCATTATTTAATGCACCAAAATCCGCTAAGCCATGACCTAACCATTTTATATATGGAAGATAATTTTGTTGATTAGAGTTTGCACTATAATCTGCAGCTCCACCTAGCAACCCAGTTCCTAATCTACCAAGCGTATTTATCAAACTACCCCAATTTCTTCCTCCAGAAGAATTTCCATAATCATCTTGAGATATGCCTTCTGTAACCCAGTCTGGATATATTTCATAACCGTTTGAGTCAGTCTTAAAACCTTCTACTGGTACACTCTCAAAACCAGTATTACCAAAATTACCAAGACCTCCATCTAAACTATATGAGGAATTATCTATATTTCCACTATTTCCAAAACTCATTATTGTACTCCTCCACCTTGTCCTCCGCCTCGTCCTGCGCCAATAAACGCACCGCTCATTGTGCCTAAAGCAGATAACAAACTACCTAATCCATTACTTCCACTACTTGAAGCATTCTGCGCATTCCACGCCATGCTCTTATTAGTGTTTCTAGTATTCCAGTTATCAATATCAATTTGATGAGGAGTTGCACCATATTGATATAAGTTATGATACATATCAAGAGTATTATATCTACGCTGTAACTCATTGTTAACTAAGTTTTCATAGTTAACAGCTTTATTATAAGCCAAATCATCCATCTGTCTCTGGAAATCTCTTTTGTATTCATCTGTTAGATATGCAGACGGTGTAGCGTTTAGAGTTCCAAATCTATTATAATTTCGAGCAGCATAATCATTCATAATATTATTATACTGTCTATTCATATCGTTAAAAGCTCTACGATACACTTCATTGTTTCTCGACTCTATACTAGATTTTGTAGCATCGTCAAACCAATCTACATTCTTATAATTATCTAATACACCTTGTCCACCTATGTCAGCTATATCCCTAGCTTGTGTTATCCAAGGAGTGTCTTGAAATTCCTCAAATTGAGGAGCTGACTTTTTTTCAGAACCAAAACTCATTCTTTTTCCCCTAATTTATTTTACTATATACTAATTCATTATATTTAGTAGGTACATTATCTTTATTAGGATATACTAATCTATTCTTTAATGTACCTTCTATTTTAAAACCTACATCTTTTAATAGTTTTATTATACCATAAGCGTTAGATGGTACGAAAGCTTCTAACCTTCTTACTGGTTTCATTGTTTCTTCTATAAACCTGTACCAATCAAATATTATTTTTCTACTTTCTGGACCCCAATATCTTTTACTAACGACTATATGACATTTCATATTAATGATTTCATCATTAAATATTCTAATATCTTCGCATCCTATCATAGCCGCATATTTACCAGTAGTGGTATCTATAGCTAATAGAACTATTTGATTTTCTATTGCGTCTTTAAGACACTCCATTATTTCCTCATCGGATGATATACCAGAAGAAAGGTTAAATAATATTCTTTTTTGTTCTTTATGAAGGCGATAAACTTCTTTTACCTTCTCATAATCTTCTGGTTCCAGTGTGACTTGTACAAAGTCATATTTTCTTGGTTCCATATTACCTCTTTCTACCAAGGAGCTTCATCTGTACGCAATCTTCTAAATGCGTATCCATCTATTGCAAATCCTTGGTTATCTTCACCATCTATATATATTTCTAATTGGAATTGTTCAAACACATTGTTTGGCAACAACATTCTTAAACTTGTAAATGTACCAGCAGTCCAAACATCTTGGTCCCACATAGTATTGTTTTCTTCTAAATGCTCATCACCATCCCATATCAAGCCAGTTGTAATCATTTCGTTTGTATCTATAACTCTAGTTTCATATGGGCTATCACCGTCTTTAAATGTACGAAGTTTAAAATTGTTATTTAGTTCTGGCGATAAGCTTATTACAAACTCAGAGAATGAATGAGTATAATTATCTGCCCAATCAAACCAAGGTGATTTATAATGTGCGTTCATATTTTCACCGTTAAATGTTTGACCATTGAATTCTTTTAATACTTTACCATCATATGTTCCTACATAAACATTACTATTAAAATTAAATGCTATTGTAACAAACTGACTTAATGGTAATTGTCTAGCTAAAAATGATTTAGTTTGAAAATCATATATTAAAGCATAGTTACTACCAGCACCACTGACTAATGGTAAATAAAATAACATCCATCTTTTTCTTGGTAGTGTAACACAGAATATACTCTTTGTATCATTATCATTAAGTTGTTGAAATATATTTCTAACCTTATCAGTTATAGCCTCTCCAAGATATCTATCACTAAATATAGTTCTTGTTGAAAGAGGGAATATATCTCTATGCTCACGAGAATATACGAAGTATTTAGTATTACTTACAACAAATGATTGTTGACTATTACAAGTAACATTACTATATGGTCTTAATTCTATTGTTGTACTATTACCAGTACAAGTTAATAAATATGTGTTATACTTCTTATGGACTAACATATAGTCTGAATATAGACCAAGCGCTTGTATTTCAGAAGTATCATTATATACAGAATATAAAACACCAGCATCACTTTGTATATCCCAGTTATCATATAAACCAACGGCAGAATAAAACAAACCATTATCAGTACCTATCCAAAGTCTACCATTATAATACTGAATTGCTGTACCTCTTATTGGTGTATGTAAATCTTCAGCTCCTGGTTCTGGTTGGCTATTTACTAATGTAGCACAACAAGGTGATATTTCTGTTATATATACAGTTTGGTCACTTAAACTTAATGAAGGAGTGTCTCCATCATCCCAGTTTACAATAGTCATAGCAGTATCACTAGTTATAGTATCTACTTTATATGCTCCGCTATCTATTTCTATTTTAGTTCCAACTTTAAGTTGTGTGGTAAACTTTGTTGATGTACCAGTAACACTTCCACCAGTAACAGCAACTTTACCAGATATATCTTGGTGTCTTCCATATTCATAAAACACTGGGTCATCTATACCGTTGGTGGCTACGACACCATTATTCATATTACAAAAACTTACTCTATTAGAGTTACTTGGGAATTTATAAACCTCAACAAAATCATATACTATTTCATCGTCAACTTCTTGCGAAAGATATACTTTTAACTCTCCAGTTCTTAAGGCAATAATCATATATCTATCATTACCTTTGGTGTATTCCCATCCACCTACGATAGGAGCAAGTTGTGTTGAGCCTACCTGAGTATTACCTTCCATAGTTTTAATACCACCAAGTTTATAATACTCAACATTCAACATATCTGGTGTTTCTGTTTTTCTAGGACTGGAGTTAAACCTTTCCATTGTATCAACATTATTTATTCCACCAGTTAAATCATAGAAGCTTATCTGTGATTTTATCTTACTCATAGGTTCCTCTTAAATTACCAACATAAGGATTTCTAAAGGCTGCTATCTTCGCCTCTAAACTAGTAGGTCTATATCCTAATACCTTACCACCCTTAAAATAATCTTCTGTTAATCGTTGATTGCTCAACATTTTTGAGTACAACGCATTATATTTTCTTCTATAGAACTCTGATTTAGGGTCTCCAAGTTCTGCTCTAAAATCTCTTACTACTCCATATACTAATAAAGAACGATATCCTTCTGGTATAATTGGCTCATCAGTAGCATCTGTCATAATATCTTTAGGACATCCATTTTGGTCTACAGCATATTTATCTGTTAAGTATTTAATGTTATACTTAACTCCATCCTCTCCCTTACCAGGACATGGAAATAATCTTATCTTTCCTTCGTATATCCAATAATAAATTGGCTGTCCATTTGTGCTCATAGGAAGATATTTATGTTCCATATTATAAATTAAAGGAGGTCTATTTGTTTCGTCATCTGGTCTTATATAAACTATATAACCTTCTGGCAATGGATATTTGTCCATACCTTCAAATGTATAGAATGATTGTTCTCTTTCTCTAAACTTCCAAGTATCGTGTTCTCCGCAACAAAGCTCTCTTAGAACTTCATTCATTTTTTGTTTTATAAGTCTACCCTCTGGAGTATTTAACCCCTCCAATGAAGTTACTGGTAGATAGCTCATTAAGTTTATAACCTCGTTGCAAAGGTCTAAATAGTTACGCCCCATTAATTACTCCTTATTATAAAAAGGGAGGGAATAAACCCTCCCTATAAAATCATTAAGCACTAAACTTAAGAACACCTTTAACAAGTGATTTAGGGTTAGTGATTTTGTAACCATAGAGGTACAAAGCACGACCGATATCAGCGAATGTCTGAGGGTCTCTAAGTTTTTCTACTTTGTTATACTGTTCAGCAAATGTAATACCCATCTTAGTACCAGCAATAACAACATACTGTCTGTTGGCTTCATCAGCAACATAGTATTTAGTTCCATCATTACCAGAGATTGTAGATAAGATAGTATCAACAAATATCTTCATACCAGCAATCTGACCTACAACACCTTTATAAAGGATATCATCACCTTGTGTAGTTGGGTGAGTAAGTACAGTTGAGTTAACCAATTCTTCAAACAATGCTGGAGAAATAGTTACTACAGGAGCAAGCTGTAAAGCCTGTTCTTTGTTACCCTTGAATGTATAGAAACCAGCAGGAGACAAAGCTTTGTTGTCCTGAAGTGTTCTTTTAATTCTGTTGAATGCTTGGTTGATTGTTGAAGCATTGAAAGTGAAAGCAGCTGAGTCAGTATCAGCAACAACACCGTAACCAATTTGCGGAACATCAGCGTCAGCAAGAACTGCTTCTTCTAATTCTTTATTAACTTCAATCATCATCAATTCGTTAGCAGAACTCATGTAACCTTCCATCATGTTGAACTGAGACTGAGCCTGTTCGATATCGTTGAATTTGAATTGGAAAGATTTAGATTTGTCAATAGTTAAAGTAATTGATTTAGGATATACAGAAGTTGTATCTGGAACAATACCTTCACCAATAACAATGTTAGACAAGTCTGGAGTAGAAATATGTACTGTATCACCAGCAGATTTGATTTCACCTTCCCAATCAGAGTTAGTCATGTTGTTTTTAAAGTCTGTCATTTCTTTAGACTCTTTTAAAAGTCTCTGAGAATATATCTCAGGAACGAAAGCGTTTACATTATTAGCCATAGTTTATTTCCCCTTTATAATTAACCGTAAATTACACCGATTGTAACTTTACCAGCAGTATAAACAGCTGTTGCAGTTGTTATTTTAACTTCTCTTTCAGTAGCGGAAAAATCAGGAGTTGTATCAAGAGCAGCAACACCTTTTCCCTTTAAATCTGAAATACCAGTTGCAGAAATAACATCAGTAGAACCAACAGTAACCTTAATAGTAGCCGCTCCACTTGATGCTAAATCATCAGCTTCATTTTTAATATAAGCTCCATATACGAATTTATTTGCAGGAACTTTTAAACCGATAAGGTTTGAACCTACAGCGGTATTGAACGGAGCTGTTGCTAAGTCAATAACGCATTCTTTCGGAGTAAAGTGACCTATAACGCCACCATCTACCTTTCTTAATTGTTCAGCAGTCATTTTTATTTATTCCTTTCTATTGTATTTTACCTTCACGCATCTGTTGCATAATAGTAGTTTCATACTTTGCAAATTCTTCTGGACTCATTCTTTTAATCTGTTCCCTAGTGAATGTATGACCAGAACTATATGATGATGTATTTTGAGTTGCTACACCACCTTGAACTCCAGATGTATCAGCTTTAGCCTTACCCTGTAAAGCTACTGATTTACCAGCTTCAAATGCTTCTTGGTATATTGGAAGAACCAACCCCATTACATTGCTTAGCTGGTTGTACATATCCACAGTGTTCTGAGCATATGCACCTACATATTGAGCCATAACATTTTTAATGGCTGGAGATATTTCTAATACTTTTCCGTAATCATTTTGGAATTTATTTACTTCATATACAGTATTCTGTTGTTGTACAGCTTGTCGTTTAGAAACAACCTCATTACCTAATTGTTCAAATCTTCTTTCAAATTCGTAACCTTTAGCTGGGTCTTTTTCTTTTAATGCCCTAACGCTCTCATCTATTTTAGATGGATTTGCATCTATGCCGTATTCATTACATAATCGTAAATAAACTTGCTTACCCTCATTGACTATTTGTTGGTCCATGTTCATGAGATTATAGGTTTGAGTATCTACATCCCTAAGACCTAAAGCCTCTTTGAGTTTAGCTTCTTCCTCATCTCTTACTTCGTATTCTTTAATCTTTGCTTGTAACTGTTCTACAGTAGGTTGCTGTGGCTCACTATTACCTTCACCTTCTGTTCCGTTACTCTGTTCATTACTATTTTCATCAGTACCTTCGGTCTGAGTTTCTTGACCTTCTGGCTGAGTTTGTGGAGCTTCGCTACCATTTTCTTCAACTACAGGTTCTGTAGGTTGAGTCGTAGGTTGTTCCAAAGTTGTAACATCTTCTGCCATTTAAAACCTCCATTATTCTTCACTTAATATTTTTATAGCTTCGTCATATTTCTTTGCATGAGACTCTATTCTTTCTATACATGCTTTTAATCCCCAAGAATAATGTAACCACCAATCACCAACACCAGGTTCTCCAGGTGATAAAGATAATCCTTGATAGATTTCATCTTTAATAAAATCTCTGCAGTCTTTCCAATCTTGACTATCACAAAGCCTTCTAAATTTTTCAAATTTTTCCTTATGCTCTAGCGCATTCTTTTTTGTTTCTGGGTCCATCTTGGCAACTCTTTCTCTTTTCTTTTTGTTGCTTTCTGTGAAACTTACTACACTACTCATTAAAACGGTCCTCCTAACATTTTCATTTCTTGTTGTACATCTTTACTGACTTCTCTTGGTTTAGGTATCTCTCCCATGGCTTGCTGTTCTTCTAGCATATTAGCAAACTCTGGAATAGCTCCTTGTATTCCTCTTTCCATATCATTTACATATTGTCCTACTTTACCTTCTGGAATACCCCTAGCATTAGCTTCATCTCTAATAGATTGTCTTAACCCTAAACTTCTAGATAAACTATCAAGTCCTCTATAGTTAAGTTCATTAAGTATCCATGTTAAGAAATCAGCAGCTGGGAATTCTGGTCTTTGGACTATAGATTGGAATGCTGGCGCACCAAGTAACTGGAATATCTTTTGTACAGATGCTTCTCTTTCAATACTAGTCTGAGCATTACCAATCATAAATACATAATGACCATTACGAACTTCATCAGTAACATTATAAAAATCTTGTATACCATCTTTAACTACTGGTACTACATCATCAGTAGTTTGGTATTCTTTTTTAAGTTTAAATATACTCCATATAATAGGAACGATTACATTGTGGCTGAACAGATATGCTTCTCTAGATAATCTAGTTGTTTGTCCACTATATATATAAGTAGACTCACTTGCTGTTCTAACTCCGCCAGTTCCACCATTGCCTTGCATATATGGACTAATACCAGTAGCACCTTCCATCTTTCTCTTGAAGAAGTTTTCAAAATCAAAACCTCTTAATCCAGCAGAGAAGTTTAAAGGCTGTGGCATTCTGACATCATTTAATTCGTCATTAGAATATTCTATTATGCCACCTGGCTCATATATTACACCAGCATTTATTATGCCTTTCTGAGCCATAACTGGAGGATTAACTGTAAGTAACCAGCTCTCCATCGTTAGGTCCATACATTTATTTTCTAATTCATTTAATAATAATGCTGGCTTGAGTGGCGTTTGACCACGAAGACTATCTGGTCTTTCATTATAGCATGCATATCCTATAGGACATACAGGATATAAACTTTCTTCTAGTTTAGCCAGATATTTACCCGCAACCACAACGATAATGACATTTCTTGCAACATCGCCATTATTTGGAATGATATAATCCCCATAGTATTCCATTACCTCTACGGTTGAGCCAATTACCTTTGTATCTAAATCATGGTAGTCATCAGAATAATCATTTATCTCTACTCCAGATGCTTGTTCAACCATGTTCTTAAGGTCTGCTATTTCATCTCTTGTAAGTTTATAATCTTTATTTGACAATACATAAGATAACGGTACAAATTCTCTATATATCTTTCCGCATGATTGCCAATGTGATTTCTGTGATTTATCAAAGAATAAGTTAAGAGGGTCTATTCTATCTATATCTGCTCCCTCGTAAACTATCTCATCCTCTACTCTATTTATGTATTCTATATCAACCTCTATAGGATTTCCTAATGCATCATATTCTATAATAGGTTGCTCTTGTTGATATCTTTTTTGTTCGACTTTCTGTGTCCAATGAGAAAACCAAGCAGCTTCACCCTTGTCCATATAATCATCTAATATTTTATCAAGGGTAGATTGAAGGTCTATCTTATAACAATCATATACAAGAGCTGATTTCAATCTAGCACTCATTTCATGAGACTCGGGGTCCAACCCTTCGATATCAAACATACCATCATAGTTCTGATATGTAGCTTTGAATATATTAGCTCTCAAAGATTGTCTTTGTTCATAGACATCTGGTATTAATTTAACTTCAGCTTTATATTCATTAGCAGAAGGATAAATCTCTTTAACAACTCTTTCATAATCTTCCCTTACTTCCTCTACATCTGTAGCCCATTGTTTAGCCTTGTTGTTAATATCTTCACAGATGTTATCTCTATCTATCTTTCTAATTTCTTTTTTATTATTATCTTTGTAGTAATAAAATCTCAATTTCTTATTCCTATCTTATATTCGTACTTATTCTTTCCAAATACATCTCTCTTAATACCTTGATATGTAGCAGTAGGTGACTCCTCTTGTTTAATAGGATAATACTTCATTGCAACATATCCACAAGCATCTGTAGGATGTGTTAAGTATTTTGATTTAGGGTCATTCTTTATCTGATAAGAAGTAGGCTTCTTTGGTTTACCAGTACCTTCTTCTTGTATTAAATTCTCTATATCATATATTAAGTATTTGCATTCTGGTCTAATCTTTATATGAGGGATACCATTCTTATCTCTCATCATATTATTCCAGCAATTAAATCTATATGCTATTGGAGGATTTTTTCTTCCAACATCAAAGTGAATATTTGTGAACCCTTGCTTCATTAATTCAACTTTTATTATCTGAAAGTCATTTCCTTTTGTTGTTTCATATCCACCAGAACAGTCACCTGTTATTATAATCTCGTGGTCTTTAAATCCTTCTGACAATAATAATTCTGCAAGTATGCCAGTCATGTGGAGTGTATCTGTGAAGTTTTCAACAATCTCATACAAATAATAAATAGTGCCATTATAGTGCTGAACAAGGTACCAGCACATAGGGTCAGTATTAAAATCGCAAGCAACATATAAAGGTTTATTCCTATCAACTTCTATTTCTTCATCGATATTGTCTGCCCTGCTAAAGCCTTTAGTAGCCAAACCAGATACAAAGTCCATATCCTCACCAAGAACATTACGCTTAAAATATTCTTCACTATACCTTTCCTTCATTGACTCAATGAAACCTTTAGGAAGATTTTCTGCGTTCTCTGTTGTTGGAGCAATTATTCTTCTATAGTTATCTGGTTTATTTTCTACAAAGTACTCGTATATCCAACCCTTTGTTTCTTGTGGGTTAGTATGACCAAATAATCTATATTTAAAATTGCTATCCCAATTATCTTTTTTTGCTTGCCTTAACCTACCTAGCAACATATCAAATGTAGCTCTAGGTATATCACTCATTTCCTCAAGCTCTACAAAACCTAAGTTTAAAGATTTTAATTTATCAGGTTCTTCTAGATGACGAAATAAAATTTCTGACTTATTTGAGAAAACAAGTTTGCTTTCAGCTTTTAAGTAATTATAATCAATCCCAGGTTGTAAACCCATTCTTTCTAGATGTTCAAAGTAACTTACTAGAGTTGTATCTCTTACTAGTATAAGAGTTTGTGCTCCAACTAATCCTTTTATTCCAGGATACTTAAGGGCTAATATAATACCTAATAAACTTCCAGAAAATGTTTTACCGCTTCCATATCCACCTTGATATAATGCTACATCTATATCACTACTAGAGGACCCGAGTTCAAGGAATTCTTTCTGGGCTGGTAACAATTTGTATTTGTATGACATACAGTTGTCTTTTCTAACTTACTTTTCTTATTTCTCATTGGAATTGGACGGTATACCCCTCCGTCTGGGAATACAATAATTCTAGTTCTCATTTAGTAATCCTTTTCATTAATTCAGCAAATTTATTTTTATCTATTTGCTGTTTCTTTCTACGAAACTTTTTACAAGAAAACTGGCAATTCCCAATATACATATTATCTATTACTATTATTGATAATCCACACCAATAGAATAATGGCATCAATACAAAAGTAAAATATAATATGTGACGAAACTTGTCCATTTTACTCCTTACCCCATACAGGGTGAATAGTTTTTCTGCACAACCGCCAGAACTATTCGGAAACTGTGGGTGGCTACTATTGCGCAAATTCACCACCGAGGTCTCATTTTCGCTTGCTTTGCAGAGGCTAGCCTCGTTACACTCGATTGGAGCCGTTGGAGTTGCACCAACATCTACAGTAAATCACACTGTAATTCTACTATTGAAACTAGACTCCCATTGGGCTAGATTATTTATACTGGGTATCTAGCCATACCAGTCAAACGGCTGAGATGGTAGGAGTCGAACCTACACAGTGGGTACCATCACACTAACCAATAGCTTCACCTCATTGAACCCTAGTTATTATTTATACTGCGGACTAGGGAAGACAGTGTTCGAGACAAGTGGGATTGAACCACCAACATTGCGTTACTGCCCCGATGCCCCAATTTATACACATGGGTAAGTGTCTGACGACTCATATCGAGCCGATGGCTAACTACACAGATTAGCCGAGTAATTAAATCTTATCACCATCAATATTAAATTGCAATACTGCAATTTCTTTTTTGACTTCTTCTGGATTAACTCCATTATATCTAGCTATATCAGAAAGGATAGCCCTTGCATCTGCAAGTTTACCTTTTCTCCTAGCGTCATTGAACATCTCCCAGAAGACACGAAGTAAGTCCTCCTTCTCAAACTCTACCTCATTTGCTATAGAGTTTAGTTCGCTACGCCTTTCTTTTATAGCCTCCTTAATACCCTCATCAGCTAGTAATTGTAAACCAATTCTATTTGCGTTCTTTCTATCATAACCGCCTTCTATAGCCGCCATCATAGGGTCTAAGGTTGATAAATACTTATCTATAAATTTTTGTTGTTGTTCATCGCATTCAGAATATAACATAAACCTCCTTACTACCAGGCAGAGGGGTGGACCTATAGTAGTTTATCAGAGAGAAAGGAGGATGACTAAGTACCCCTCTTTTACCGTAACTTTTTATTAAACACCATCAAATTTTAAATAATGTGCACAATCTACAACTCTTATATCATCTGTTGGTTCAACCAACCCGTTCGCCAAACATTCTATCAATGGGCAACCATACTGTTGTTCGCACCACATACATATATCTTGTTTGTCTAAGTATACAGTACGATTAAGGTCTTCGCCTTCACCTTCTAAAAGAACTTCCATTACTTATACCTCTCTTTGCCTATCCAGAAATAAGGCTTGTCTTCATCATTTCTTATTATAGGTACTAGCTGTGTAGAGAACGAATTACCTTTAGTGTTTACCAACACAAACCCTTGTTGCCAATCCATCATTAACCTTCTGCCTTTTAGATGGTACCATGGTGTTCTCTGACAGAGACATCCACCTTCAATAGCAACTGTCTCTTTAACACCAGTCGTTTTGTATACTTGAGCTAGTCTATGGGTATGACCTTGGATAATAGAGGTTCCTTCCATCTCCATTGTGGCATATGCACTAGCACCACCTTTAGACCTAGCAACTGTCCCATGGGTTATGATTAACTCTTTATTACCCATTACATCGTAGAACTCAGGTTCGTATTCTATACCATAATCTTCTAATTTAAACCATCCTGGTATTGTATAGTTATAATCTTCAACTAGTATAGGAGATGATTGAACCCAGTTATCTATCCAGCCTTCATGGCATTGACTACCTATATAAGTTATCTTAGCATTTGGCAATATATCTCTAAGACACTCTGCAAACTTAAACCAAGTCTTTCGTTCTTCTTTTCCATCTCTTAGAGTATTAGATAATTCTCTTATACGAGGATGAGAGCTAAATGAAGTACAGTCATTTATATTCCCATTTAATACCAACTCATCTGGTTGGTATTCAGCTAAGAAGTTTAAGAAACATCTTACAGCTTCTTTATCCTCAAAAGGTAGATGGAAGTCTGAGGCTACGACAATACTTGCTTCATCCTTATCCTCAAACTTCGGGATAGTAATTGGTTTACTTTTTACTGTTCTGCTTTCTTCAACAAATAGAGGAAGATAAGCTTCAAGCACTCCTTTTGTTGTTGGTAGTTCTTCATTTGGTATAGACCTTATAAATTCTCTATTAGGTTTACCTAGAATAACCCACCATTGATACAACTTATCAAAATCTAATTCGGGTCTATCCATTGGTTATAACCTCAAACTTTTCTTCTTCAATCTCTTTTTGAAGTCTATCAAATAAATCACTATCCAATAAAGCTTGATAGAAATTATTAACCCTCTCAATAACATCTATCTTATCAGTAGATGAAAAGAAATAAACTTCTTCTTCACCAAACATAACTCCAATAGAATAAGTTCCATTAGAAGATGATACCTTTAATGATATATCATCATCAATCTTACTAAATTTTTCTGAAAGTTCAAATATCATTATTTCCTCCTTTTCTTTTAAGCCTCTATTTTTATTATACCATATAGAGTCTAAATAATACATCCTATAAAATTATGATTTTTTAATATTAATTCTCGATATATAAATATATCTCATATTTTTTGTATTATTTAATTTAATATTAAATAATTTAATTAGTTATTAAACTATATTTTACCTAGTAAAATAGGTATAGGCTTATATTTATAACGGTATTAAATAGGGTATATAATAATAATTCTTTTATGTAGCCCTTCCGGGAAGGGCATATACCTTTTATATATTATATATATTATAATAGTATATATAATATACCTATAATAATATATACTACACCGTTATATTATATATATAAAATTATATATCTGTTGATATATAATTTTTATATTATATACTATATACTATACTATATATACTTATATATAATATGTATTGTAATATAGTAATACTATAATACTATACATTATATATACTATTAAATATACTATAAGTATATACTATTACAATATACAAAATATATAATTTTTATATTGTCAATATTGTTAAGTTTTGTAAATTTTTATTAAGTTATGTTACAATATTTGACATTTTTTTATTTTTTAATGTTAAAATTGGGTGTTAGCTGTCGGTAATTTTGCTTAACAATTCTTAACAAATTCCCGAAATACTTACTAACATTGTACATTGACAATTAAATAAAACATAAGGCAAGCGATAGTATAGGTCGCAAGCTGTTGTGTAGTGTTACTTTAAACTATATGGAAGGGAACGAAACAATGAGTATGACTGAAACACAAACAAGCACAAACGCTGAATTAATGGAATTTATTGCATGGCATAGTGCAAAACAATTCTTAAACCCTTTACGCAAGCGGAACACAAGCCTATTAAAGCGTAATTTTAACGATAGGATAGTTTCAGCTCGGGCAAAGATGCAAGCAATGGAATGTTTACAAGGTAATAAGCTTTATAATAGCTATATATCGGGCATAATTGATTTTAACCTATATAAAGCAATCCAGCTTGTATATAGCTTTATGCCTAATATTAATGATATTCGGGGTTTTGAAAACACCTATTCAGCAACTAGAAATATGTTATTGAATAGTGTATGGGCTAATTTTAAATTATTTTATCGTAAGTCAAATATGGGTTTGAGTTTTAAGGCGTTACGCAATATTTTTAGGGTACTAATAGACAGAATTTATGCTAACTATGACGAATATTTAGCTGAAAAAAACCGTATTTATTGGGCTAGTAATACAAACATTGTACATGTAGCTTAATACTATTGAATTATAGACTATCAAGTTTTTTGATAGTCTATTTTTTTTGCTTAATTGTTAAGAAATGTTAAGAAATATTAAGAAATGTTAAGCTCTGAAATAGTTGATTTTATTGAATTGTAGCCGATTTTATACTTTACGGATACAAGCTATTTACAAAAAATTTTTTATCAGTAATATGAGAGATGTGGGCGGGATAGCTCACAAAAATTTCGGGGTCAGCCCGAAAACATATTATAATAATATAAGGATATACGATTATGCTTACAAGTAATTCAAGTATGAGTTATCGTAATCGTGGAAACTTGCGTTATTATATTAATAAAACTAGTGTTAGTAATAACATTGGTGATATTGATAATAATGATATAAGTTATAACGATTATGATAGTGTATATCCCGATATTAAAAGACCGTGCAAAAAACGGTTGCACACACATATTAAAACTTATTCGGGTGTAGACCCTATGGCAAAAAGTATTAAAACAAAACAATACGGTGATATGTGGTTGTGTTTTGACCGTAACAACTTCCAAACAGTATGGTCATCTGTTGACCGTGCGAATTTCAAAAAAGCTATTATTATAGCTTGCGAAGTTATGAGAAGTAAAGAAGGCTCTGTGTCTATATTGGGTATACGCAAAATGTTGAAGGATAGCAATATTCAAATTATTAGTTATGAAGTGCTATCTGTAATAGTTAAGAAGTGGTTAGTGAATAACCCTAACCCGAAAAAATCTGTTACAAGACGGAATACTGTACGACACAATGATGATAGCGGTCAAGTATGCCCGTGCGGTGATGGTATCTTACGCATGCCAGATTGGTGGATTAAACAAGCGTTGACACCGTCATGGTAAAAATTAGTGTGGTGTAATACGGTTGAAATATACCGTATTACCGAACATGAAACTATATGTTGTTATATAATATAGTATAGTATTATATATATGTAATAATATGTTACTATATATAGTATTATATTATAATAGTATATTATTGTATTATGATAGTATATTATTATATTATAATATTATATAGTATATTATAATAGTATGACATATAGTATGTATATGATAGTATATGAATAGAATATTATGATAGAATATACAAGGCGGTGTAGTATGAGTAAACCTGTAAAAATCAACGGTGAATATATAGAGGATAAATGTAAACCATATAAAACAGTAGGCGATTTTATTAAAGAGTTAGAAAAACTTGATAAAAATAAAAGAATATTTCATTCGGATTGGGAATATGGTTTTTCAAAGCCTGAAATACATATTCTTAAAAAAGAATATAATGAGTATATCAGAGTTGGTGATTATTGTATCAGCGAGGAAGGTGTATATGAATAGATATGTTTATTTAATACTTATAAGTATTAAGTTTTGTTAAGATGTTGACTTATTCAAAATAATAAGTAATATAGAGTATAGAGGGTTAGATATGAATATTAAAAAAGAAAGAATGAAATTTTTACTAGAAAATTGTATAGATTATATACAACAAATACATTCTGATGATAATGAATATTTAGAAAGATTTTATAAAGAAGTAATAGGAATGACAGATAGCGAAATGCAATTTTATAATGTATTAAGATGTGATATAAATGGATAGATATGTGAGGTGCAATGATGTCTGAAGATGTACTTGTTAAACTTGAAACATTATCAAAGGTATTAAATCCTGCAATAGATATGTGGGTTAGTGGGCATGAAGTCTATGAGATAGCAATAGACTCTATGCAAGATTGGGAAAAAGAAAATTTTGTTGATAGTGTAATTGAAAGAATAAAAATAAATGAAGGTAAAGCCAAATGTAGAGGATAATATTGTAACTGAATAATAAACAAAAAGAAAGAAGGTAAAAGTATGGTAGATTTTTATGATGGAAAGTATAGTAAGACCGTAAACTATGGTACTGTTACTGTGTGGTTTGACTGCGACAGATTGAAATTGCATGATACACATAACTCTTTTGATTGTAGCGTAAAGACTGAACACATTGATGATTTTTTAGATGTGTTGAATAGTTTAAAAGATAGACAAGATAGAGATATACAGTCAGAGTCGTATGTATTGAAAAAGTATCCTAATTCTAATTGGTATAGGGGAAATTTTGTTGTTCCGTCTAGGGTTAGTATATATATAGATGTCCTTAAGGAAATTAGCATGCCTACAAATTATAAAGCTTGCAATTTAAAAAGAATGACTACAAGAAATTTATTGGGTATATACAGTAATGTGTATGCTCAAAGTGTAATATCAAAAAACAAGAAAGCGAGGTCAAAATGACAAGAGAAGTAGTTATGGAAATGAATAGCGATATCGTATTGCTAGATAATGTTTCCAAAGACAGAGGCTATGTAATGTGTGGTAGCAAAGGTCAGTACATTTTGGGTAGAGATACCAACGGTAAATTCATTTGGGTTAAGGCTACACCTGGAAATGTTACAAAACCAGTCCACTCTTATGAAACTTTACAAGACGCCATTAAAGACAAACTCAATAAAGGTTTCAGCGTATTTGAATACTCTGAAGTTGACTTTGATTAGTCTTTTATTGTAGTAATGGATAGGGGGTTATCCATACCCCCTTTACTCTAAAAGAAAGGAATTAGTTATGGGAACAAATGTATGTGCAATTTGTGGTAATGAAATAACTAAAGACGATATATTTATTAAAACTGCTGACGGTGAGTTAGTGCATGAACATTGTTCAATCGGCAAACTTGATAGATGTGAGTGTTGCCATGGTCTTATATTAAGGAAAAAAGGCGTAAGACGGTGTAAGAAATGTGAAGAACAAATATACTTATCGTTTATGAATAGTTATGGAACAAAACCTATTCCACAATTCAAAAATAGATATGGCAAACAAAATGAAGAATATAAAACTAGATACTACGGTTTAGAAATGGAATTTAATAATTGTAATCCACAAAAAGTTTATGAATTAGGTGAGAAAAATAAACTTTATACTGACAAGTGGATATACAACAAAAGAGATGGTAGTATAAGTTATGGTGTCGAGGTTGTTACATCACCATTAGATAGAAAATCTATAAATGTATTAATGAAAAAAATGCAACCTATTTTTGATTATGTAGATAGTAAACAGTATCACGAAGGTGCTGGACTACATATACATGTAACTAAAAAATCTATATCAATTCAAGATAGATATAAATTATGTATACTATTGAATAGTAGTAAAGGTCAAATAGAAAAGAACTTTATGTACTTCTTGAGTGGTAGGGCAACAACACCGTTGTCTGCTGAACAAAGTGTTTATGACGGATATTTTAAACTAGGTGAAAGTGATAGATTATGTCCGTTATCATGTGGTCATGGTGTCGCTTTGAATACAAGTAATTCTGCGACATATGAATTTAGAATATTCAAGAGTTCAAATAAACCAGAAGTATTATTAAGTTATGTTGAACTTGTAGATACAATGATAGATTTTGTACATGTAAATGGAATAAAAGATATAACAATAAGTAACTATATAAACTATCTAAAACTAAACTCAAAGAATAAAATAATACTAGATAAAATAGAAAAGTTTGAAAGTCAAATAGGAAAAATAAAATCTAGTAGACCTATAATATATAACAATGAAAAAATGCAAATGCTAAATGGTGTAAATTGGAAACAGTATTATGAAGTTCTATACTATATAAGTGCAAGAGGTTATCGTGATATGAAAAATATAAAATCTAGAATAAACTTCAAAACACCTAGAGAAAAGTTTACAATACCAAAAGACGAGTTCTGCTCAAAGTTAAATAAAACATTACGAACATGTTTGATTAAGGAAATAATAAGATTACAAAGCGAGGTGGAAAAATGTGCATAGCAATAGTAAAACCAAAAGATAAAACAATACCAAAGGAAATTTTAAGGGTATGTTGTGATAACAACCCAGACGGTATGGGGTTTGCCTTCTGTAAAGACGGTAAAGTTTACATAAGGAAATACCTTGATGACTTTGAAAAATTCTATAAAGATTATTCAAAGGTTGAAACTACTTCCCCTATGTTAATTCACTTTAGAATAGCCACTCATGGTGGTGTGAACATTGACAACTGTCACCCGTTCAAGTTGAATAACCATATGGCATTAATACATAATGGTATAATTTCTGGATATGGTGACAAGGAAAGCAAGTCAGATACTAGAGATTTTATAGACAAAGTAATAGGTAAAATTTCTTATAAGCAATGGAAAAACCCAGCATTCCTAGAACTTGTTGGTGACGCAATAGGTTACAGTAAATTTGGAATACTTGATACAGAAGGCAATGCTTATATCGTTAATGAAAGCAAAGGCTATTGGACTGATGGGGTATGGTATAGTAATAAGAGTTATGAACCAAAAAAGGTGGTGACGACTACAACAAAAAAGTCAAACGAGTCGTCTGCCGTGGACGACAATTACGATTGGTATTCTGCTAATAAATATAAATCAATATTTAAGTGCGAGCATTGTGGTAAAATATTCTATATAGACGGCTATACTTATTATCATAAGTGTCCACATTGTAGCAAGTATACAACAGAAAATATAGGATATCAAATAAAAGGAAAGGATTATATATATGACACGGAATATTCACACTGGCAATATGCATACTAAAAGAGATTATAGAGTTACTATTATATTCGTATGGTTAGTTGTTGTTACTGTAATAAGTTTATGTGGTGTTTTTCATACAGATAAAAATTGCATAAAACTTAAAAGAGTTTACGACTTACCACCGTTAGAATATTTGGAAGTTGATATAGAAGGTGGTGATTAGTATGGGTTTAGATATGTATTTGACTGCTCATATACCATTATGGAAGGCAAGCGATAATGAGTTACCTATTAAAATTAGAATAGATGGTGATGAATTTGAAATAAATAGAAGTGATATAATAAGAAAAGAAGTTGCTTATTGGCGTAAGGCTAATGCAATACATCAATGGTTTGTTAACGAATGTGGTGGTGGCATAGATGAGTGTCAAGAGATGTTTGTTACAAAAGAAAAATTAAAAGAACTACTTGAATTATGTGAAAGAATTTTAGAAAATAAAAATAAAGCTAAAGATTTATTACCAACTCAAAGTGGTTTCTTCTTTGGTAGTTTAGATTATGATGAAGGATATTTTCAAGACATAGAGTATACAAAAAATGTTTTAATAGATATAATAAACAATCCACATATACCTTATGTATATTATCAAGCAAGTTGGTAGAAAGAGGTAATTATGAAAGATATAAAAACGGTAAAAGATTTTATAAATATTCTTAAGAATTATCCTAGTGAAACACTAATAAGCTTTCATAATGAATTAAGAGGTGATGATTTGTATATGAAATCAATCGCAATGAGTTATGATGGTGATGAAATTACAATATATTTTATTGGTTAGGTATTGACAAATAAAAAGATATATGTTATAATGTATATGTAAATAAAAAGCGAGGTAAATATGACACAAGATTTTCAGTACACATTCAGATGTGAGAAGTGTGGTGGTGAGTTTTATTCAAAGATAGACCCAAGTAGTTGGCGACATCATGTATGTAACAAGTGTAGTGGCAAACAGTATAAAGATTATCCAGTAACAAATGGAACTACCTATACACCAAAGCAAGTTCCTACGAAACCTGTGTATAATAATGTACCACCTAAACCTGTTGAGAAAAAAGATTTTAATCTAGAGGAATATATAGCTGAAATGATATTAGTATATGTTACATTATCCTCTATGTGTGATGAAGCAAAGTTGACTATACCAATAGAAAACTTATGTAACTGGACAACTAGTATTATGATACAGAAAGGAAGAATGTAATGACAGTAAATGAATTAATTGATATTTTAAATAAATATGAACATAAAGATAATGAGGTCTATTTATACAACGAAGAGTATGGTAAGATGTTAAAATTGCAAACATATATGATTGATGATATGATTGATGATAGACTGGATATAACTTTTGATTTTTCGGAGGACTAATGTATATACTTACAGATGAGGCGTTTAACAGTTTAACTGGTGGTGAATATGTTCAAGTTATAATAGCTAAAAAGCAATGTCCTGAATTAAGTATAGCTAAATTGTATAACTTTCAATTTGATTACTTTAGTTATCAAGGGTTTAGAAAGTTTTATAAGAAAGTATTAGAACCAATAATAAACTGTACTAAATATATACCAGATGATAGTATAGCTGGTAGATTTTTGAAAGGTGTATTAGACCGTGAGGGTAGATAATAAAGAGATACTTATAGGATATATATCAACTCTATCAGATAAAGAGTGTAGAGATATATATTATTTACTTAATGAACTTAAGACACCTAAACAAGAATGGGTTGAGTTTGATAAAGTTAGAATAACAACTGAACAATTCAATAAGTTAATATGGTTATGGGGTAAGGATAAAACACTTGTATGTATTGATATACTTAATAAGTGGTTAAATAAAAAGAATATAACAAAACCTATATCTCATTACCGTCAACTTATTGGTTGGGTAGAGAACGCATACTATACAAACCACCCAGCCAACGATAAAAGTATAAAGTATAAGATGAATATAGATACAGCTTGGAAAGCAAAGAAGTATATACAAAATATTCCAAAAGAGTTACGAGCTTATGACGGTGATATAAAGTTTCTAGTTGAAAAATTTGGAACAGATATATTAAAATAATTTTTATGCATACTTTTTCCCTTTTATTTTCCCTGATTTGATTGTGATAGTTGGATGAACGGGGACGATTAGTCCCCTTTTCTTTCGAGAGGTAGTGTAACAAGTAGCACATACACCATGGTAACTGGGGTGTAAAGAGAGGGTGCAAGTCCTTCCCACTCGACACTTAAAGTGAGGATAAATAAATGACAGAAGAAATAATAATTGACGGTGTAAATGTAAGCGAGTGCGATTATATAAGCGATTTAGATTGTAGTTGTATTTTTGTTAAAAATTATTATGGAACAACTACAAGTATTCGATGTTCACAAGTTAAGAACTGCCATTATAAGCAACTCAAACGCTTAGAGCAAGAAAACAAAGAGCTAAAAAGGAAAATAGAAATATTGTTAGGACAGTTAGTCATAAATGATGGTGAAGATGTAACTGTGCAAATATCTCAAAGCCAGTTTGATGAATATAACGAATTGAAGCAAGAAAACGAAAAACTTTTAGACGCAAGAAATCATTTTATGGGAGTAAATTTAAAATATTTTAATGCATTGGAAGAAATAAAGAGTATAGCAGATAAATTTGATTATTGGAATAATAACTTACCTGAAGCTAGTGAGGTAATTAGCGAGATTAAGGATAAAATCAACGAGGTATTAAAATGACAGTAGAGAATGAGTTAAAAGCATTAAGATATCTAGTTAATGATTTAATATTATATATCTATGACTTGCGTATAAAGTTAGATGAGATAGTACCAACTAGCAGGAAGTATGTAACAAGAGAACCTAATGCTAATGGTAGTTCAATAGGATTTGATTTATTTACGGTACCTAAAGATAAATACAATAATTTGATAGATAGATTTGGTATAGATGTAGTTAATAGAGCATGCGTCAAGCTTGATGAATTTATAAAACTTAATGAATATATACCATATAATACAGCTAGTAATTCTCTAGCTAGAAAATTTATACCAGAAGTTATAAAGGAGGAATATGGAAAAGGCAAAACTGACGCCTAGAGAGGTAGAGATATATAATTTATTGTTAGAAGGTATGTCTTATTTGGATATAGCAAGACGATTAATAATAGAAAAGACAACAGTTATAACACACATAATGCATATATATCAAAAGTCTGGGTTAAGTTCTAGAATAGAATTAATGCGTGATAGAATAAAAGAATTAGAAGAAGAAGTAGAAAGATTACAACACCTTAATAGTATTACGGGGTCTTAACAAATCGTACATAAATAATTATCCTTAGACCAAGAGACGACCCCCTCTTGGCAAAGGTGTTTCGTTTAATATTTATTCGGAGGAATTATGGAAGTAATAAAAATTATAGGTAGTTTAAATAAAACAACACCAAACCTTTTTAATAAGGTTATGTATATAAATTCTATATACAAATGTCAGGCTCAATATTTTTTAAGAGATGGTGATGTAATTTTAAAACCAGCAACAAATGGCGTACTACATGATGTATGTTTTGCTTTAAAGAATATGTTTATTAATCATAAAATTGAGGAATAGCGTATGAGTATTAAAGGTTATTTTGAAAGTATTATAAATACTTGGAACAGTAAAGAGAAAATAACGCCAGCAATGAGAAACGATATGAAAGTTGTTCTTAATCAATTTAATAATTCTTGTGCATATGGTGACCTTACAATAGAAGAATATAATGAACTTAAAAAAGATTTTGATAAAATATATAAAGAGGTATATAGATAATGAATAGCGTTGTTATATCTGGAAAGATATACGGCATGATAAATCACGAATACGATAATGAGTTATCTGTTACAAACTTCACTTTACTTAATCAAAAATATTCACCACATAAGAGTACAATGATTAAGAATATGATTAAGTGTAGATGTGTTGGAGCGTTAGCAGATTATGTTAATACAGAATTATATGAAGGTGCAAATGTAATTTGTACTGGGTATTTACAATTTAAAATGAACCCAGTTGGTAAAGGGTTTGTTGAAAAATGTTATGTTGTTTGTAATACAGTAAGTATATTAGAACAGGAGGAATATTCATAATGGAAATTAAAGGTGATAATTTAGAAAAGATTTTATCTACAATAGCATTGTGGCATTGCCATTCTAACTTCTGTCATGATTGTACGCATGAGGGTGAAACATATCCGAATGAATGTACTAGTAAAGATTGTTATGAGAGAATTTGTGAAGTATTAATAGGAGCAAATTAATGGAAGTATCAGATGAAGTTTATCAAGACCTATTAGGAATATTATTAATTGATGCTAGTAAAATACCTTATGCGTCTACAAAAGTACCAGTTGAAAGTTTTCCTAAAGGTGTGTATAGAGAAATATATCAAGCTATAATAGACTTATACAATATTGGTGTTGATGTAGATATAGTAACTGTTAGTAACCGTTTGTTAAATACTGGTAAACTCAAAGATATAGGTGGTAGAAAAGTTATAAACGATTTAGCACTTAACTCACCAATGAGTAACTTGATAGTACCAATAGTTGATACCGTACTATCACAAAACACTTACAGAAAAGTTGCTAGTTTAATAAACGATTTCGATAAAGAACTCAAGAAATCTTCTGATGTTAATAGACTTTGTATGGACTACTGTAGTAAAATAACATCTATTGTCGGTGGTAATATGGAGTCTGATAAATTAGATACAATATCTGACGGACTAGATGAAGTTCTAGAGGATATGGAAAGAAGCAAGAACACTGGTAGTATTGGTATAAAGTCTGGTTTTCCTACTCTTGATTATTATACTGGTGGTTTGCAAAAAGGTAAACTATATATTGTAGGCGCTAGACCTTCAATGGGTAAGTCAGCCTTTGTTATGAATATCGCTGAGTATGTATCAAAAGAAAACAATGTACTGTTTATTTCATTAGAAATGAACAGGAAGGAATATACACAACGAATGTTGTTCAGTAAAGCTGGTGTAGATGTCAACAGAATAAATACAGGGCAAGTCACAGATGATGATATTCAAAAGATTAAAAATCAAAAAGAATATTTAGATAGCTTGAATTTGTTTATAGAAACAAAGACACCTTGTAAGGTTTCTGACATAGAGTTAGCTATAATTAATCTTCAATCTACTAAAGGTAGTTGTGGATTAGTTGTAGTTGACTATCTCCAGTTGCTGACTCCGACAGGTAAAAACTCTAAAAATAGAGAGGTCGAAGTTGCAGAGATGTCTCGTGATTTGAAATCACTTGCTATTAAATATCAAGTTCCAATAATAGTATTATCTCAGTTATCTAGGGCATTAGAAACTAGAGAAGACAAACGACCTATGTTGTGTGACTTAAGAGAGAGTGGTGCTATTGAACAAGACGCTGATGTTGTAACATTTTTATATCGTAATGAATATTATTTTCCAGATGACCCAGCAAGCAGAGGTGCTGCTGAACTTCTTATTCGTAAGAACAGAGGTGGTATTAATAATAAAGATATAGAAATGTGTTGGCAACCAAGTAAAGTTAAGTTTTTAGAAGTAGGAGGAACAAATTGTGGTAGATTTTGATTTAGCTGGTACATGTTATACAGTCGCTGTTATAATAATTGTAATATTTATAATAGATAAGTTTGATAAATGGTTTATGAATGGCATAATGAAAGGTAGGGGTAGATATGCGTGTTAGTATAATTGATTGGGGTGACATAGAAGATATAATTCCAAACATAGAAGGTAATGATTGTTATTCTATTTCTGTTATATTTAATGATGGAACTACAATGGTATATGGATATACAGATAGGGATGGATTTAGATATGATTACAAATACCTAATAGATGCTTGGGGCAATTTTGGAAGGATGAAATAATGAGTGAAAGCATAAAAGATAAAAAGATAGAACTTCTTAATGAAGAAAATGAATATCTAATGGAGCTTATGTCTAGAATAAATGAGCAATGTAATCAAGTGATACACAAAGGTTATGATGCTAAAGAGGCTATCCATACAATTAAGTATATGTTATGTGGGAGTATGGGATAATGAAATTGTATTCACCGATAAAGATATTAGCAAGCAAAGTTAAGAGCTGGATACTTAACCTAAACAATTACCGTAATACACATTATAGAGTGTTGAATAATTGTAAGATAAATTATAAGAAGTATATGGAAAAACAAATTAAAAAGCTACCAAAGTTTAATCAAGTAGCTATAATATATACTGCTTATAATGGTAATAAAAGAAAATTTGATTTAGGTAATGTTTGTTCTGTCCATGAAAAGTTTTTTGAAGATGCTCTAGTAGAGTTAGGAAAACTTCCAGATGATAATATAAGTAGAATACCTTTGGTATTGTATGTGTATGGTGGGTTAGACAAAGACAAACCAAGGGTTGATATAGATGTTATGGAATTAGATAGAGAAAGTATTGACAAAATAATATATATATTGTATAATAAATTTGGAGGTAAATAATATGAGTATGAATACTATGGACTTGTATGCAATGCAAGAATGTTTAATTGGTTACCGTAGGTTAATCGAATGGATGCCACCTACTAGCGAGTTTGAAAGAGATATGAAAGATGAAAGAGTTAAAATAATAAATCATCTTATAGATGTTACTGATAAAGAACTTGAAAGGATATCAAAGGTATTTAGAGATGAAGACATTCGAGAGTAAAGAAAAAGAATTGCACTATAAACTTGGTGCTATTCGAGGTATAGTAGAGAAGTGGATTGATAGTGATGAACTATTAATTAGATTGATAATGAGTTCAATAAAAGAGGTGTTAGATGAGTAGAGCGATTATAGATAGTGATACATATATGTATAAAGCTGCTTGTACTTGTAATTCACTAGAAGATTTAGGTGAAGGAAAGTATTATGAAGTATATGATATTAATAAAGCTTATAACTATTTGCTTGAAACATTCCAAGATTTAACTAGTAAGTGTCATTGTGATGAATATATATTAGTTACTGGTGGGTTTGATAACTTTCGTTATATTATTAATCCTAGTTATAAAGCTAATAGAAAGAAACAAGCAAAGCCTATAATGTTAGATTTAGTCAGGAAGATGTGTTTTGATAACTTCCCTATGGTTTATACACCTCATCTTGAAGCTGATGATACATGTAGGATATTACTAGAAGAAGATAAGAACAATGTGGTTATATCTATTGACAAAGACCTTAGAACTTTCTCTGGTAAGATATATGATAGTTACCATGATGAAATAAGGTTTATTACACCAGTGCAAGCTGAAGCTAATTTCAAACGGCAACTATTAATGGGTGATGCAACAGATGGTTATAGTGGATTACCAAAAGTTGGAAAGGCTACAGCTGATAAGCTATTGCTTAAAGGTGTAACAATAGATGATATAGCACAAATGTATATAGATGCTGGTTTAGGCATTGAGGAATTTGAAAAGGTTTATAACTGTGCAAAGATATTAGGTAAAGATGATTACGATAACGGTATAATAACTCTTTATGGAGGAAAGAAACTTGACCTTAGAGATAACAGAGAATAACTGGAAAAATTGGGTTGAGTTCCTCTTAGAGATATTACCAGTTACTCAAGAATTTAAAATAAAGATACTTAACAGAATAGGAAGGAGCGATGATGAGACAGTTAGAAAATATCTTTAGACCATTAGCAAAAAAGTTTTTAGACGATACCAATCATGGTTCATATATTGAGATTGGTTTTAATTGTGACAATGGTGACGAAATAGGATACCAAATTAAATTAGGTTGCTTTGATATTGTAGTATCAGATATTTGTGCTGGTGAAGATTTTGAAGAAATAGCAGAGAAATTGTATAAAAGATTAACAGCACTAGTAGAAGAAAGGTTGAGAGAAAACCCTTTTATCGTGTCAGCTAGACAAATAGATTTTGGTACTGCAGAAATAGTTAGACCAAATGTGGATGTAAGACAATTTGCTACAACTTGGGACGGAGAGGTAAGAGACACTGGCGTTACGGTCCAAGACGCTTACCAACAATTCTGTGATGAGCTAGAGGAGGTATAGATGGTAGATATATCAATGTGTAGTAGACGAGATTGCAAAGATAAACAAACTTGTTTCAGATATTTGGCTATGCCAGACGAATGGCAATCCTATATAATAATAGATATACAAGAACCTTGTAAAGATAATTGTGAGTTATATTGGAGATGCCGTAATCCAAAAGAGTTAGCTATGATGAATAAGTATAACAGATAGGAGGTTAATATGAATATAATTAAAGCGTTGAAGTTAGCAAGAAGTTATTCTAAAGCTAAGAAAGTTTTAAAGAAAGAAAAGACTGATGTTAATGAAGCTAAGAAATGTTTAGAAAATCTTAGAGATTTATTAGTAGAATTAGAAGAAGGTAAAGAATACTTTGTAGAAGAAATTAAAAAGATTAAAGATATTGTTACAAAGTTATCTAAAAAAATTAAGGAGGTCTTATGATTGAAGACACTACAGAATTATTTGATGAAGGTGGGTGCATCCCTGTTTGGGGTAACACATCGGCAAGTGGAAAGCCATACTATACTTTTAAACTTACAGAGAAAGACAGTTACATACTGTTCCCATTCACTGGACAAAACCCGAAGGCTCCTAAGTTCCACTTACGCAAATTGATACCACAAGAAAAGTTAAAGGATGTGGAATAATGAGTACAGAGAAAGGAGTTAAGCTTGATAATGGAAAACCAAGACTAGACTTGGTACTTGGTGGATTTCGTAGCGCTCTTTGGGGCGTTGGTCTTGTTGGTACTTTTGGTGCTGAGAAGTATACTGATAACGGCTGGCAGGAAGTTGATAATGGTATAGAAAGATATCTAAATGCAATGTTGCGACATTATCTTAATTATAAAAATGGGGAGGAGTTAGACCCAGAAAGTAACCTTCCACACCTATCTCATATGGCTTGGAATGCTTTAGCTGTATCAGAATTATATCAACGGATACAAAAAGCTAGACAAACTAAGTTAGATTTTGACCCACTAGCTGGTGGATTATATGAAGTTAAAAAATAAATTTAATACTCTCCTTTATATTTTGTATTACAAATAAACAAAAAGATAGCCCGCTAGGATTAATTTCCTGCGGGCTTTTTTGTTATCTTATACATCTTTATCATTATTATACCTACTCGTCTCTACGAGCCTGCTAGTAGTCTTAGATTTAATCGTCAAGCTATTAGCTAATTTTAGTATACTGGTTGATTAAAACCAATACCATCTATAATGGCTAAAGGTATAGCTAATCTACTCGTAATCTTACCAGTTGTTTTAATAACTGGTTCGTTCAAGATTTTGTTCACAAGTTTACCTAAAGACTTTGTTGGTATTCTATTTTTTATTTTATCAAAATCATTTCTTATATATTTAATTTCATCTTCTGGCACAACATAAGCTTGGTGATATGTCTTATCACCGTATTGTAATAGTTTATTTGCGTTATCTCTAGATATATTTGCCTTAGTTAACCAAGGTAATCTAACCTTACTTCCATCTATATTTGTTATATTGTTTATATTATGTTTAAATAGAGCTGCTTTAGGTTGTTCATTACTCAAGCTGTTCATCATAAAGTTAGCTTGAGGACTGGTCCATCCTTCTATTGGGTTCATCTCATTCCATATCATCTTTGCTATATCTATATAACTTTCATCCATTACATCTTACTCCTGTACCATTGTACTTTATTTCTTATCCATTTACCAACGCTATCAACACCATATATAGAAACACACGGCAATGATTGTATATCAATCTTCCCATAGCTTGTAGTATTAGGATGAGATTTACCGAACTCTGAATGGGTCACGATACTTTTATCAGTAATTCTAATTCCGTACCGTTCTGCCAACTCAGCCGCTAATTTACAAGCGGCTTCTATTTGTATACGCTTTATGGGGTAATCTTTAGAATTCCACATAGCGCAAATAGCTATACCTATATTACCTGTATTACCACCACCACAATGTCGTGCGTATATTCCGTCCTTACAGTTAAGGTTATCTTCTGGCTTATACTTACCTTTATGGACCTTACCATCACCATCTATAAGAAAATGATAAGCGTTAAGGTCTACGCTATTAGGTGTATAAGTACCGCCAGTCCAATGAAATGTTATCATCTTTAAACTTGCCATAATTATTCACCAATGTATCTATTGTATCTATTGTAGTATTGGTCCAAGTCTCTGTTACCAGTATATTGTAATTCCCAATCATTTATATTTCCTAAATTAATACTAATAGGAAATGCGTTACCTTTATATGCTCCCATCAAATGTAATAAGTCTGCCATGTTTTTCATATGTTTATTTTTAGAGAAATTGTATGTGTCAGTTACTATAACATTCCCACTTGGGTCTATTGTGTATCTTCCGCTACCTATCGTAGCTTGTGTTCTAAAGATAGGGTCATCATTTTGGAGATATTTTTTTATTAGTTCAATATTACCCATCTCAAAAACATCATTATGTTTACCACTACCATAATTTCTGTATGAGAACTCTCTACGCAATATAGGGTCATAGTCTTTATCGCCTATACTATTTCTATATCTCTTTACATCCATTAATTCTGACACTCTATTCTTTAAGTCATACTCTTGATTGAATACATTTTGTTTTAACTGATTTATAATATCAGCCTCAAAATCTTTTTCCGAATAGCTTCTAGGATTTTCTGACATTTGGTTATCGAACATTTCCTTGACTATATTTCTATATGCCATTATACTATCCTTTCTACTATATAATCCCAAGCACATTTAAGTCCTACGCCTACGCATAAGCAGACTCCCATTGCCTTCTCTTTAAACTTCTCTAGAGAGAGTATTCTTCTATCAGTTCTCTCCATATAATCTTTTAAATCTTGTCTCATTGCTACTAATTCATTATAGATTAATGAGTCTACATCTTTCATTTTAATTTCCCTTTAAACAATCATTATTTATTATGATGTAATTCTAAAAAATATATGTTATAATTAGGTTACAACCGAACCGCCTTTGCGGAAGGTTGTATTATTATAATATATATATTATATTATTATATATTATATTATAATATATTTATTATAATATATATTATATATTATATAGTATATAGTATATTATAATATATATTAAGTAATGATATTATCTTTATATAATTTATTTAAGTCTATTTTATCCTTACCAGTAAATAACCAATTAAGATTAAAGTTAACAGCAAATCTATATAGTTTACAATATCTAGTAGGAATACCAGACGAGACCATTGCGTCTTTTAATAAGTTATTAGCTTTATTAAAACTTACTTCCATAGTTGATAAATATTCTTTAGGTATATCTTTGCATATAGTTATATCTTTATCATCTATTGTAATATCTTCTAAATAATTATCTATTATAGTAGGTAATGATAAATTAATTAATATTACTTGGTGATACTTACAAGCTATATCATGAAGATGCGATGCTCGTACATCCCATTTACTTTTATTAATACCTAAAGGTATTGTATAGTTATCACTAACTAATCCTCTAGGTATTAAATAAGCGTTACCTTTATGATAATAAATTTGGTTATGAAGTGTCTCAATCTTATTAGGAATATCACTTTGAAGTATTGGACTTTTATCAGTTAACCAACTCATATTATCTTCCTTTCTTTTTACCTTTGCAAGCCATAGTTTTTTCCTTTCATTTAATCATATTAATTATTATAAACTTCTCACTAACATTATTAATTGTATTGATTACTTTTCGTATATAACCTATACAATCGAACCCAGGAACCTTGTGTGTTTCAAACCATTTAATGTAGTCCAACATTCCTTGTTCATTGTTTTCTATATAGTAATCTATATTCTTATCACCTCTAAGAGAATTTTCTTTACAGTTTGTAAGCACATAGTTACCTAAAATATTTTTACCACCTTTAGACTTTGGTTTTATATGGTCTATGGATGGATGTTTTAGTTCTTCACCAGAAAAAGATTTTAATCCTTCAAGTTTACCTTGTCTATATAGGTCTTTTAATTTGCTAGAATATCCAAACGCTATCGATTGATATCTAATATTTGGAGTTATTACTATCATATAATGTCTAACCCTTTCTTGTATCAGGTACTAAATAATGCCAGTCATTTGTTTCAAAGAATTGTGTCATAGCTTCTGAACTTATACCTAATTGCTGACCTAATGTATCTATAAGACCTACACCTCTAAAGAAGTCTAGACTTTCATCAAAGTCTATTAATGCATATTCTTTCGCTATTTGTTGTTCAGGTGTTTCATCAGGCATAGCTTCTATTAATGCCCTTATCTGTGAACGAGTTACTTGTCTTGCTAACAGCAATGCTCTAAACACATCACCTCTTGTCAAATGAAGTTGAGCAATTCTTTCAGCTTCCTTTTGCCTTTGTTTTTCGTCATAATCGGGGTCAAGTATAATATTTGAGCCATTCCATATATAATGGTCTATATTGTTGTAAACCTCTTGAGTTATCTCTATATTTTGTATTTCAGGGTTAAGACATTGAACTTGTCCTGCACCGTCAATCTGATTATTTTTTATAAATGCGTAGTACATTAATCCTCCTAACTATTTGTTCCAATTCGTCTATAGCCAGTAGCATATAAACTAAGTGTTCCTGTATTATTAGCATAAGGAGAAATGTATATCTTCCTTTCTAACCCTATTGGTATAATTGCATTTCCACCATCAGTTGTTGATATTGAGTTACCTTGAGGGTTTCTGTGATAGAATACTACTACAGCAGAAGTTATTATATCACTATACAAATACCCTCTATTATAAGAGCTTGCAGATGTTGATGTTGAACCCACCATAGAAAACATTACTTCATATATATATCCATCGTTAGGTAAATAATTTGCTAAACTATAACTTAAAGCAGTTGATGTTGGAGCTGATACACCACTAGCTATTGATAAATAACTGGATACCCATTGACCGTCAACAGCTGTAATATCAGCTTTATTATTGAGGTCTGTTGCAATTTCGTCAATATCAACTTCAATATCTGTTTTTGTTGTGGTTGCAATAACTATATAATACAAAACCTTTATTGTTTGTGGTTGAACTTTAGAAGACCTTCCATAAATAGAAGATGAACTAGAAGCATCAAAATATGTTATTGCACTATTTATAGTTCCTTTATAAAAAGCGTCTGCACCAGTTCCAGATTGCGTAAAACATCCAGTAGGTGAAACATAACCACCAGTAGCATTTGAAGAACCAGCAAATACACGACCAGTAATATTTGGTAATCCAGCTCGAACTAAATCAAGCAACGCAGTTAAATCTGTTGTACCTTCAATAATGCCAGTTATTCTTGGTAATCTTACAGTATTATTAACGCTATCATAAACAAACTTACCACATACACCGTAATTGGTTACAGACTGTTGCCAATTAGCTTCTGTATCAAATATAGCAGTATAATCACCACTATCATATAATTCAGCAATATAATCAATGAAGGCTTTATAACTGCCATACTGCAACAAAGAACCATCTAACAAGTGTAATCCTGCATCAGTTAATGGTATAGTAGATGTAACTATTTCACCAATATTTCTTGAGTAAATATCAAGCGTAACATTTCCGCCCACAGGTTGTACATTGTTTACACTTGTAACAGTACCTACATTAGAAGTATAGCCGTTAGGGTTACTTGCATCATAAGGTGTATATCCGAGAGCAGTTGTTACATCACTTGAATTTATACCTGTTATATATCCACTATCGTTAACTAATTCGCTTGTAGTTGTAGGTATAGTTACAGTATTGGATAAAGCCCCTACATCAGTAGCCGTTAAAACAACACTACCTGTCTGACCATTGACACTTGTTACACTTCCAGTACCGTCAGCACCTTTAAGATTATGAAAAGCGAAATCAAAAGTTCTTGCACTTTCAGTACCACCAACAGTTACGGTTACAGAAGGTGTACCTACATTTGCATCTACACTAGCCGTTACATTGGTAATTGTTGCATTTGTGCCGTTATTCCCTGTGTCTCCTTTATCACCTTTAGGAATAGTAAAATCTAACACAGCCGCTGAACTTGTACCACTATTTACAACGCTTGCGCTTGTACCAGCCGCACCAGTTGAAACAGAACCTACACTTATAGTAGCCGCCTGTCCATCAGCACCGTCTTGACCATTAGTTCCATCTGCGCCTTTTAAATTACTAAACGCAAATTCGAATGACCTAGATAAAGAAGTACCTCCAGTAGTTACTGTAACACTAGGAGTACCTACTCCGCTATCTATAGTAGCAGTAGCACCAGTTATTTCAGCAGATTGTCCATCTTGTCCGTCAGTTCCATCTATACCATCTCTACCATTTGTAACTTGAAATGTAGAAGTATCACCATCATTATAAGTAATAGTATATGTATCAACTAATCCTTCTGTAGATGTTAATTCTATACTTTCTATACCTTTGCCATTAACTACATTTACCTCTGTTGTATTACCATCTGTAAATGTTATTGTATATGTATCAGTTAAACCTATAGTTTCTGTTAGCTCATAAGACTCTATACCATTACCAGTGTATCCTTGTGGACCCTGTGGTCCTTGTTCATTTAGTTCTATAACATATTCTGGCTGCTGTTTTAATTCTATAGTATAATCTAAATTGTTAATATCTATAGTATAATCTATTTGGTCTATTGATATATCTCTATCTATATCAGGCATCATTACCTCTTATTGTTCACATATCTTATATATTGCTTTGTTACAACATTTACTTGAAATAATATCTATATAGTTTTCACCTTCTACAGCTATAATTAAAGCATATTCGCCAGGTGGGAATGAAGTATCTTCTTCTTTAAGATGAACAACAAACTGCCCTTGTAATGGATAGTTAATTCTTCCTACTTCATTTATATCACTTACTGTAGTTATTTCTTTATCTACAATAGCTGGAGCATTTACCAAAGGAACTTTTTTTACTTGAAATCTAATTGTATAAGTAGATAAGTTCATTGGGTTATTATCTTCTTTAACGGTAAATCCTATATTCAATTCTTCACCTTGCTTAATAGGTAATATTAATTCGCTCATTATTCAACCTCCAAGGTTTCTATTTCTCCGTTTGCATACTTAAATATGGCATCTATTTGTTCAGAAGATATACCTAGCTGTTGTCCAAATATATCTAATAAAGGATTACATCTTTCTAATTCTACACATAACTCCCATTCAAGAGATGCTCTATCGTTTTCATCTATTAAAGGTTTGATTTGATTTTTATAACTAAAACCTAATTGTTCAAGGATAAGAGCTAATACTCTTTTTGTACATTTAAGATGAGATATTCTTTCTCTTTCTATTTCTTCTTCCTCCTCTTGAGTATATCCCCAAGCCTCTAATTTATCTGCACAATACTCAACAGAATAGTTATTATCATTAGCCATTTCTATAAATTCAAATTTTTGAATATCAGTATATGGCTCTAATAATTCAGCTTTAATTTCCATTTATACCTCCTTAAGCTACATAACCATAAGTGCGCCAATGTATCGCTGACGAATATGGTCCATTAAATATTTGGAACTTACTAGCAGTAATAGAACCAGCCTCTATAAACTGAATGTTTTGATATTCAGCTGAACCATTTCCACCACCATATTGCTGTAATAATATATTATAATTTGTATTAGCATATGTTTTATGCAGATTTATATTTTTATTATGTCCTTGTGCAGATGTAGTTAATCTACCCCATTGTATACATAATTTATTAGAATATAATATCCAACCACTCGTACTACTAACATATGAGCCTATAATAACTGCAGTTGCATCTGGTGTAGATGAACCACCATTATATATTATGTCTATATATTTACTTGCGTCAGTTGTGAACCTGGCTATTCTTCTGTATTTTGTATAACCAGCTGGCAAAGAAGGTGTCGATGAATTTGATGATATTAATATATCTATTGATGTACCTGTGTCATCACCGATAATATAGACATAATAATTAGCACTTGCACCTAATGTGGTGTCTTGCTTTGTGGTATTGCTATCAAGCTTAAGTAAAACAGTACGGTCGTAGTCGTAACAACTACCAGCAGTAACTAATATTGTCTGGTTCGCATCTTTTGATACTTTTAATCCACCAATATAGTCAATAGAATTTCCTATTGCACTCATCATAGATTGCTTATTGACAGCGTCAGTTCCATAGACTGGGTCTGCTACAGAAAATGTATTAGAACTACTACCATTTTTATCAGCTTTACTTGTGCCTAGATTAGTTATATTAGTAGTATTTGTGTTTACTTGGTTAATACAAGTATTTACACCAGTATACAATGTATCAAAGTCAGCATTAACTTCACTTGCTTTAGCGTAAGTATTAGATGTAAAATTAAATGGCTTACTTATATTATCTACCATTTCTTATCCTTTCTTTGTTCTTTTCTTCTTTTTGAGAAGCTTGTGATGAATATCTAAAAGAATTTTTATTAGGCTTTTTAGGTTTAGTTTTATAATTTGTCTTGGATTGTATACCAAACCATCTCATTAGTTGTTCTGCTGGAGTTAACCTAAGCGGTGAACTGTAATTAGTATTACTTGGTATTGGTAATATAGACGCATCATAATACCTTCCTATAGGTTTATTTGTAACCGTACCATATATTTCTGGTATATAAGTACGCATCTGAGCATAAGGGTTAAGTGTAGCACTAAGTCCTTGTTGTAATCCAAATGCTAGTTGTTCACCAAGCGTTGGTTTATAGTTCTTAGCTAGAGCTTGGTCCTTAGGGTTTTTAGATTTTTTTAGTTCTGATAATCTCTTTGAAGATGGAGTATATTTACCACCTTTTTTGTAAGATAATGTATCAGATACAATCTTATATCCAGGCGATACTAATCCTAACCAATCCAAACCATTACCACCTATAGTTTCGCTCATTACGCTTTGTAAAGGTAACGGCTCACCACCTATAGTTCTTATACTATCATCAACTGGGTCTTTTCTATAAGGTACTCCACCTTGGTATTTATCTCTATCGAACTTATTATCTTGAATAATTTGTTCTGACAGTGGACCACCAACTCTACTTGGAGTTATTACAGATGATTGTATACCCATCGGATGGTTTGCTAACTGGTGAAGCGATGTACGACCAGTCTGTGTTAAGAACCTATAGAAAGGTACAGTTTCTGATAATGTAGTATAATAACCAGTAGGCAATGCATAGTTTTTACCTACATAATCACCTAAATCTTTATTTACTTCATTATTTAACTTATTGAATAAACTCTTATCATCATTAGCTTTCTTGATTATGTCTTGCCATTTACCACCAGTTTTATTAGCCATTGCTTTAGCATGCATAATCATATCGGCATATCTATCCATAGTTTCAGCTTTTGACTCTAAGTTAAAGAATAAGTTAGCAGTAGTATCACTTATATTTGAATATGTTTCGGCAACAACCTTTCCGATATCTTCTAATGTTTTATCGCTATTCTTAAATTGTTTCCAAGCCCTACCCATATTATTCCAAGGTTTAGATAAAGAATTAGCTAATGTAGATGTCCTAGCTCCGCTAGCAGTTGTTCCAAGATAGTTATTAAATGATGTCTGTTGCATTAATTGTCTTGGTATTATATTTCTATAATTCCAAGCATCAGCTATATCGTTTAAACCTACCCCAGCCATACTCATATTTGTCCAGTTACCAGCTCTGTTAAGAGCTATCCAGTGTGGTTGAGCAAGAACAGATTTCTTAAATGCAGTAAGTAAATGTCTACCACTTCCTCTAGGACCTTCTTTAAACATATTGTCTATAGCTTTTGAATATAGTTTACTTAAAATATAAGTAGAATTATCAGCCTCTGATGAAACCTTAGCTCTAGATAGAGCTCTACTTATATCTATTTCACCACCAGCGGATGCTTGTTTAGCAAGTTCTTCTTCTAACTTTTTAGTTGATATACCAATTTTACCTTCTGGTATTGCAGTTTTAGCTTGTGCTAACTCGGCTATATCACCTTTCTTAAGAAGTCCTTTGACTACATCATTAGACTCTAATGCTTTAGATATCTGAGACATCTGGAATTTTATACTTTCATCAAGTACATCAGCTATCTCTTGATAAGT